ATTCTCTACAAAATTGAAATTTCTAGCTCAAGTCTTTGGAGTTTTGGCTGCTGCATCACTTTATCGTATTATGGCACCTGCAGCTGAAGTAGTTACACCTGCTTCAACACCTGAGTTGAAAGTACCACGTCTTCCCAGTGCACGAAGATACCCATGGGAGAGCGAAGCATCATCTGGCGATCCCAAAACAAAGACAGCACGAAGAATGCGCTCTCAATACATCCGAGAAAGTGATTCTTATGCTCTGGTGCAACAAGCGGCTCTTGATCCTAACCAAAAAGAACTGATATCTGGGCCTATTTACAATAACATCTTTAGAGTGTTTATAGTAACAGATAAAGGAGAGCGGGCAATTTTTAATGCATTTTTTGTTAAAGGAAAATGTGCTTTAATACCTGTGCACGCTTTGTTTTGCATGCGTCGTGCTCATCGTGTTTGGTTCAAAAACGCAGGTTGACCCAAAGGGTATGATGTACCAGGTTCTTATTTTGAAGGACTCGAAAATGTAACAATGTTGTATGACAAAGACGGCCATCCAAAAGACGCGGCGATGATCTGTATGCCCCCAGCCTTTCCTACCATGCGAGATATTACATCCCATTTCGTAAAGCGTAGTGAATTAGGCAGTTATCAATCATTTCCAGCAAGTATTCCCCTTTTAACTTATTCCAAGGGTAAATACATGCATACTATATATACGGGAGTGAAAGCATATGTCGATAAATGCGCTAACTATACTAGTACTTCTGCTAATGGCAAAAATGAAATCTTGACTTTACGTCACTCTTACGTATATCAAACAGATACGGATGCAGGTGATTGTGGAGCTCCTTTGGTTGTAGCTAACACTGCTCTACAACGAAAAATTGTTGGATTTCATGTTGCCGGTGGTGGAGGGGTTGGATGCTCTACGTCATTGACGAGTGAAGATTTGAGTGAGTTGTTATCAACATTCTTGTTAACTCAACAAATTTCACTGGTCATTGATGATATTGTATCTGACAACTGCACTACTCCAGAAGGAGGATTCATTCCTATAGGTAAAGTTGGTCGTAATTATGCGCCACCAATGAAAACTGCTTTGCGCGAAAGTCCATTGCATGGTAAATTAGAACCTATTACGACTGCACCATCACGTTTACGACCTTTTTGGAAGGATGAAGAGCTTATAGATCCTTTAGCTCTTGGTTTGAAAAAGTGCGGTGTTTCTCAGGAATGGGTTGATCCCAATCTCATTTCTGCAGCTACCCGTCATTTCAGACCCACCATCTTTGAAAATACAGACCTATCTATGTGCCGTGTTCTCACATATGAAGAAGGAATACAAGGAACCGAGCATGCTTTCATCGATCCCATCAACAGACGTAGTTCGCCAGGCTACCCTTGGGTAAACCTACGAACTAGTGGTTCTGTTGGGAAGACGGAGTGGTTAGGAGATGGGGATTATATTTTGGATGATCCCGTTCTCAGAGCCGCCGTTGACTTACGAATATCGAAAGCGAAGCGTGCAATTAGACAACCAGTATATTGGATTGACACATTGAAGGATGAGAGGCGTACATTTGACAAGGTTAATGTTGGGAAAACCAGAGTTTTTGCTGCTGGTGCCCAAGATTATATCTTGGCATTTCGTATGTACTTCTTAGCCTTTAATGCTCATGTCATGCAGAATATGATATCTAATGAGATAGCTGTCGGAATTAATCCCTATTCCGATCAGTGGCATAGACTTGCTAAGAGCTTACAAGTCAAGGGAGATAAAGTGGTAGCTGGTGATTTTTCAAATTTCGATGGCACACTTAATAGTCAAATACTTATGTCCATTCTCGACATGGTAAATGATTGGTACGACGACGGTGAAGAAAATAAATTAATTAGAACAGTTTTATGGGAAGATGTAGTTAGTTCTATTCACATCTATAAAGACAATTTATATCAATGGACTCATTCCCAACCTTCAGGTAATCCAATGACAGTTATCATCAATAGCTGTTATAATTCACTCTCAATGAGAGTTGTCTGGCTTTTGCTTATGGCCGACACTGAATATTCAAATTTAAAGCACTTCACTGAACACGTATCAATGATTTCCTATGGCGACGATAATGTACTTAACATCTCCGATAATGTTATAGAATTCTTTAATCAGCAAACTATTAGTAAAGGCTATGAAACCATAGGTATGAAGTATACTATGGAAGACAAAGGAGAAGCTAATGTTACTCACCGAACACTCAATGAAGTTAATTTCTTAAAACGCACATTTCTATATGATCACGATGCCTTAATGCATCTTGGTCAGTTAGATATGAGCGTGATAATGGAAATGATGAATTGGGTGCGAGGTAATACTAACATTGAGGAATCTACTTGTGAAAACATCGGAGTGGCTGTACGTGAATTATCTCTCTACCCGGAGAGTGTTTACGACGCTCGTATCACACAAATCAAACGTGTGTGTCGAACTAGTCTGCGTGAACAGCCATTTTTCCCTTCGTGGGAAGAAGCTCGACTAGAATCAAAAACTTAAAACCTGGGCATGGACTTCGAACTAAATGGTCGTTATAGTTCTTAGTGACGGACCTAGGTGAGACATATACATAAGTCACTGTGTCTCAGTGGATAAGTATTTACTTATATTGATCAATGTTTGCCACTTAAAATCCTGGATATTGATCCGACCCGACTGGTACGACGATTAATTTGTCTCGTATCGAAGTCGAAAAACAATTAAATTGCTACAATCACAAACAACTCAAAAACGACTATGTCAGACCCCATGACTTTGCAACAGTCAGCAAATCAAGGCATGGGATCAACCGGACAACAAATCTTGACCTACTTGGATGACACCTCGGTGCAACGAGCTGAACTTCCAGGTACTACAGGTTTGCGACCAAACGCTATGTACGCAGGAAAAGAAAAGAGAACTCATACCATTGAAGATATCTTATCGAGACCTGCGCGTATTGCTTTCCCTATTTGGGAAGCAGCACAAAACCCGAATACAACACTGTTGGGAGCTAACGGACTTGTTTTCCCTGATGTCCTTTTCGCTAAGGAGATCATAGCAAACAAGTTAAAGAATTTCACATTTTTGCGAGCAGATATTTGTGTCAGAATTATTGCGAATACAACACCCTTCCAAGCAGGGAAATTGTTGGCCTATTTCTCTCCCCTGGCGAAAGCTATAGGTGAGAGAGCGCAGGCTAACAATTTTCTAGCTTCTAAGACGTGTTTTCCACATGCAATTCTAGACGCGTCTGTTGGTAATGTTGTGGAGTTACGTATACCATACGTTAACCCATACAATCACTACAATCTTACGACGACTTATAACGAAATGGGAACTTTGTACCTGGATGTTTTGAATACATTACGCTCAGGCACTGGAACAGAAGCACCTATAAGTGTCTTTGCTTGGTTCGAGAATATCGATCTGAGCATACCAACACCAGCTGCATTCTTGTTACCACCAGTAGATCCAGTTCCCCCAACACCAGTAGTTCCAGTTCCTCCAACACCAGTAGTTCCAGTTCGCCCAACAATGAGAGCTCAAGTTAACACTGAACAAGAAGACAAGACCGAAATCGGAATTATCACAGACGTTACATCTAAATTTTCTTCATTTTCTAAAGCAGCAGAAGGACTCCCCATTGTGGGTGAGGTCTTTGAACCATTGACTTGGATGTCCAAGATTGCAGCGCGAACTGCAGGAGCTCTTGGATTGTGCAAGCCGCAATCGGTTGCTACTAATACAAAATTTGTTAACATTCCTGCCAATGCTTATACCAATGGTGAAGGAGTGGATGAAGGGTGTGTACTTGCAGTAATACCATCAAATGTATTGCAGGAGCGCACTGATGTTTTCGGGTCTAACGTTGATGAGATGGATATTGCTTACATCACTCGCCGTTTAGCTTTGCGAGACACGTTTCCGTGGGTCGTTGGCTTGGTGGGAGATTTAAAGCGTTATTACGTACATCCGATGGATATGAAAAAGGATGCCACAGCGGTGTCTATGAGAACTTTTTATGAACCCACGATGGTAGGATTTGTTTCGGCAGCTTTTGAGTTGTGGCGCGGTTCATTGCGCTACAAAGTTCAAGTTGCTAAAACAGCCTATCATTCTGGGAGATTGAGGATCTCATATGTACCGGGAGGAAAGAAAGCACTTACTGACGTTTATGATTATGATCATGCATATTCGTGGATTTTGGATCTACGAACATCAAATGAAATAGAATTTGAAGTTCCATATACAGCCGTTACACCTTGGCTATCAACAGTGGAACCTGATGATCTTAATATACAGAGAACAGTTGGAGGAGTTTTGTGTATCTCTGTGTTGAATAATCTCATTGCTCCATCCACTGTTTCATCACAAGTGGATATCAATGTGTGGGTTTCAGGAGGATCAGACTTTGAATTGGCACGACCAACTGTGTCCAAATACATACCTGTATCTATACCTGCCGCACCCATGATGAGAGCACAGGTTAATGAGGATGACCAGACTATCGGTTTTAATGATTTTGGAACTGCAGCAGAAATGTTTCAGATGGCAAAAACATCTACTGTTGATGCTGCTGCTCTCTCTGTGGGAGAAGCAGTTCTCAACTTGCGAACTGTCATTAAACGTTTTGGTGTTGGATATGTGGGAGATATTATCAACAAAGCCACAGTGGTTCAAATACCGTCCTCTAGTTTTGGTACACTCACGAATATTGATGATCAGGATAATGGTGAATTACCTTTACCTCTTCATTACTTCTCGTGGATCTACCGATTCTTCCGTGGAGGTATGAATTATAAGATCTTTTCCCGTACTCGTACGTGGAATTATACGGCCGGCGCTGATCGCTTTCTCGTTGAAGAGAAAGGACAAGTGCGTTCTGTCACCTCATTACAAAACATACCAATATTTGATGCTACTGCTACCACTCTGGTTGATTTCCAACCTTGGGATAGTGGCAATTTCACTCATACCACCAACACAGACGTTAATTTTGCTCATGAAATTAATGTTCCATATTACACCAATAGTAGTATTCAACCCATTTTTGGACCTGACTTTGCTGTCGGACCCAATGGCGGCACTGATCTGCCTGCACTTGAGTTCAATAAATTACTATTGGCCTATGAATCCTCCAACATACTTCTACCCGACGCTAACAACGTGCGTGCACGCTTTGAAATTCTCAAGGCTGGCGCGGATGATCTTCAGTTCGGTTGGTTAGTAGGTCCACCACGGCTTGCCGTATACACCGGCGTCACCGCAGATGCATGGACCCCCCTTGCTTAGTACTCAATTAGGAATCTATCACAATTAGTCCCCTATTACTATATCTTTTTAAGCGTAGCTTACTTAATTTTTCAAGATTAATTCGAGTATATTGGCCCCTTTAAGCTCGTG